ATAGCCAAAATATGTTCTAAACTTGGGTCCATTGGTTGTGGTTGTTGTGGAGGTGGTAAAATTGCGTTTATATTTTTAATACCAAACGCTTCATACATAGATCGGTAGGCTTGATACATGTTATGCATTTTAGGATTTGATTGTGCAAGTTGTAATTGTGCTTGCGCCATAGAAATTCTTTGTGTTTGAGAATAAATGTTTGGATCTGCAACAGGTAAAATATCTATCTTGTCATCAAAGTCTAAAACTTTAATATTTCTTTGTGCACCTGGAACATCATAAGGATATTCTGGTGGTAAATAAGTTTTAAATACTTGTGCTAGTAATTTAAATTCTGATTTTAAACCAACATACAATCTTTTGTGAATTGCTGACATTACACGAGAACCTCGCTCTAATAATGCAACAGTTGTACCAACTGCAGCTTGTTGATTCATATCTCCAACTTGTGAGTCTGCAATACTTGCAAATCTTTGAGCAGAGCTAACACAAATACCCATTAATTGTAATAAAGTTCCATCAGGACCTTTAAATGGTAATTGCATAAACTGATCTTTAATATTTCCACCTGGTACATCTACATCTCTGAACTCACCAGGTTGTAATGGCTGTGCATCGTCTCTCATTCTAACGCCTCTAGTTTTAAAACCAGCAGGTAAGTTAGCTAAAGTTCCAGCATCTAATAATTGTCTTAATGCAACAGTAGCTGTACGTGATAAACCACCAATCATATGAATTAAACCTAAACCATAAAAACCCATACCTGGTAAAAATTTAAAATGTACAAAATAATCTTTTTTCTTTTTTAATTGATCTTCTGCTTCAAAGTTTCTTCTAATAGATAAAATTTTTCCATTCGCTTCATCCATAGTAATGATGTAAGGCAGTTTAATTCCAGTGGGCTCACCATCTTCAGGATTCACATCTTCGTATCCTTCCAAATCTACGTTGACATGCATTTCTAAAATTGTGTACATGTCTTCACTACCATTTTGAGTAATGCCTTCTAATTCTAATTCTTTTTGTTTTAATTGATTTTCTGTAACCGGCGGTTCTCCCAAATCAATGTCTTTGTAAAAGCCATTGATTTGTTGTTTACGTAAATCATTTTGAGAAATACGTATAACATGGATTACAGCTTCCGCATCTTCTAATGAGGTAGCAGAGTACGGCACCACTAAATCGTCAGCGGGTATAAATTTAGAAACAGCTCTACCTAAAAGATCATCATAGTAAACTTTCTTAAAGGTAGAACCACTTAGGGGTAGATAGAAAAGCATTTGATCAAACTCTGGTTCATACTCTTTCATCTGATCCATAATTTGATAATTCATAAAATCTTTAACACGTTTAGATTGCTCTTCTTTAGGAACATTAATATCTCCTAAAATTTGAGTTCTAACCGGACCTTCTGCAGGTAATAATTCTTTGTAAGCTTGTGCTTGAAATTGTGTTACAGCTTCTGCAAGCACTGGGTGAGTAACTGAACTTGCACCTCTAAAAGGTTCTGTTCTAGTTATATATTTAAATCCAAGTAGACTTAATCCTTCTTTATAACTTTCTTCCCAATCTTGTCTTGATTGTTTGTAATCTTTATACTTGTCCATTAGTTCTGAACCTAATGAATCTAAATCTTGATCATCTATAAATTCTGCTAAGTTAGCATTGTGGTCTTGACCCCCTTCAGGATCTGTTTCATTTGGATCAAAGTTAATAGTTGCACTACCATCTTCTTCCATTTCAATTTCTGTTTTTCCATCCATTGATGTATCAGTAACAGCTTCAGAAGCATCTACTGTTTCTTCCTCGGGAAGATCTATTTCAATTGGATTATTTGGTAAACTTTTGTCTATTTCAGCCATGGGCTATTCTATCCTCTATTCTTGATTGATTCAACACCTGAAAGGTGTGTATCAGTTGTTTTGTTAAAAGTCAATGTTGGTGTCATCCATCAACATATCGTTGTATATTCCCCTATCGTAATCACTCATTTGATTCATTTTCTCAATTTCATCTTGTGCAAATTCATAATAGTCTTTTCCTAATCCTGCTGCTGTCATTGCTGCGCCGATAGGAGTTCCCATTCTTAATAACTTACCTGCACCAATTCCCATCATTCCTAATCCAGCCATAGGATCTGCTAATGCTTCTGGTAAACTTTCACCTTGATCCATATTTTCTTTAACTGTCATAGCAGTTGTAGCTATTCCTGCAGGTGCTGCTAAAGTTTTAATTAAACCTTTTAATAATGCACTGCCGGGTTTTGTCATACCTGCTGCTCCTACTGCACCAGCTACAGTTAGTGGTTCGGGATTATCTGCTGCCCATTCTAAAAGATTTGATTGTGAAGCAACATCATCACTTCCTGTTTTTACAATTGAACCAATAGTTGGATTATAAGTTATAGCGGCTTCTGCTTCATTACCAGTTGCCATCATACCACCCATTATCGCAGCGGGGATTGCGGTCTTTGCTTTGCCAAAGTTTTTAAACATGTTAAGCATTTTAGATTTTTCTGGTATAGGAGCTTTGTCTGCGGTTGTTACTCCTTCTATATTAGTTAAATCTTTAACTTCTAAAACATTAGGACTCATTCCTATTTTTTTAAACAGAGATTTAATATCTGTTCCTGTTGATCCATATGTTTTTTTACCAAATTGTTGTGCAGTATCGGGTCCTATTCTATTTATAGCATTTTTAAGAAATTTCTTTTTTTCATTAAAACCTACATTTTTATTTACTAAACTAGAATATTCTTTATTAAATTTTTTGTTTGTTATTAAACCTAAATTTTGATCAGCAAAAGTAAGTTGAACTTTAAAAGGATCTGATCCTACTCCTGCAATGTGATGAACATGAAATGTATTTTGTGGATTTCTTAAACCAGGTCCCTTATATTTTTTTCCAAAATAAAGTTTATTAATATCTTCTCTTAATCCTGACTTCGCTATGTCTGATTTGATTTTATAAGGTTCTATAACTGAATCAAAAGTTACTCCTTTTATTTTTCCAGAATTTAAATATTTATCAACATCGTTATATCCAAAAGTTACTCCTGTTTTAGTATCTAAAAATTTTCTTGATTTAAATGCATCGTAACTTGATCCTGAAGCATAAGCAGGTCCCTCTACTAATTTTATTCTGTTTCCTTCTACAGAAGATCTACCAATATCTTTCCATAAATCATCTTTAAAAACTCTAGAAGATGGTTCCATTTTATAAGAAGCATAAATTTTATCTCTATACTTTTTATCTCTTGCTCTTGCATTTATTCTATCTTGTTCTGTTTCTGTAGCTTTTCTTCTTTTATATAATTCTTGTCTTTCTTCATAAGTATATCTATCTGTAAAAGGTAAAGATTTTTTTTGAGTTCCGGTAGGTTTATAAGATTTTCTAAATGTAATATTTTCAGCATCTTTTATTTTTTTTAAAGTAGATTTATGAATATTATATTTTTCTTTAATTTCCTTTTCAGACATAGTTAATGCATCTATTTTAATCTGTGGAATTAAATCGTAAGTAGATTGTTTTATATTTAAAGGATTGTTTCCTGTGAATTGATTAGGCATATTTACCTTATCGATTTGAAGTCTACATCAACTTTGTTGTAGTCTACCATTAGATAACCGCTGTTGTGTTTAACAGAAGCCCATGGTACTTCGTGAGCCATTACTCCTTGATAAACTGTAGGATCGTTTAGATATGTAAAGTTGTAGATGTTAATATCTGATTTAGATTTTCCAACTAACTCGATGTTATCTTTTAATCTTATATCACTAAAACCTAAACCACCAAAACCTCCACCTCTGTCAGAACTATTTCTTCCGGAGCTTCTAGAGCCTCCACCACCCCTGTCTGCTCCTCCTCCTCTAGAACTTTGAGATCTTCCAGAGCTTTTACTACTTGATTTAGTACTTCCTGTATTTCCTCTTCTGCTTTCTCTATTATCAGCAGCTGCATCTTTACTTATAGTTGAAGTGTGAGTTCCTTGTTTATTTGATCTACCTGAGTAGTCATAAGCTCTTCCTTCTCTAGCTGCTTTTTGAGCAGCAGCTGTAGCGTCTCTTTTTGCAATATCATCTTTTCGTTTTTTCTCTGCTGCATCTATTCTAGCTTGTATTTCTCTAGTTTCTTTTCTATTTTGTGTTGCAGCCGCTTGTTTTTCAATTTCTTTTTGTACTTGTTTGTTTTTAAAATAATCAATACCTGAAGTAATAGCTTTTGTACCTAAGAACGAAGGTATATTAGCAAATCCTAAAGTTTGAAGTGCTTTGTTAATTGAAAAGTTTGTACCCATTGTTTGTAAATCTGAAAGATCAAAGTTTGCAGCCTTGTCTAGTAAACCTGCTAGTATTCCTTCAGCTTCTTTTTTCTCTTCAAAAGAAGGAGTATACTTACCACCATAAGGATCTTCTACACCTTCTGGATCTTTAGCTATTCCAATACTTGAAAGGTCACCTATTGTTTGTGGAGCAAATTCAGCAAAGTTACCACTTATAATATCTTCAATTCCTGGAGCACCTATATTTTCCATAGTGATTGATTCATCTACAGTTGTAGATGGACCGGCGATGTCTCTCATGTTTGGTCTATCTATCGTTGTAATACCACCTGTTGGGCTTGAAGTTATTTGACCTCTGTTTCTATCTGTAATTCCTCCAACTAATCCTTGTTCTTCAGAAACTATTCTTGAATCACCTGTAGGATTTCCTCTGTCAATTATATCTTCATTAACAGCTATTTCTTCTCCTGCAATATCTCTCATGTTAGGTCTACCAAATCCTGTAATTCCTAATTCTTCAGAAACTATTCTTGAATCATTTAAAGGATTTCCTCTGTCAATTATATCTTCATTAACAGGTAGTTCAGTTCCTGCAATATCTAACATGTTAGGTTTGTCTGATGAAATTATTTTTTCTAATGTAGTTTTAGGAGTTATCTGACCTCTCATACTTTCTTGACCTGATAGATCATTCATGGCTTTTATTTCTTCTAGCGTTAAACTTCCCTTGTCTGCATTCGCAGCAGCAATACCTGCATCAATTTTTTTATCTCTAGTTTTTGTAGTAATAGTTGGACCAGGTCCGTCGCCATCACCGCCGCCTCCGCCTCCTCCACCTGAAGGTGGTGTAGTTGGTGGTGTAGTTGGTGGTGTTGTAGTATTTGGATCATATAAACCTAATCCCGATAATCGATTCGCGATCTCTTGGTCAGTATAACCATACGAGTTCATAGAAGTATAAATATTTAATGCTTCACCTGTTAAAGGTGAACCGCCCATAAACAATCCTTGTCTTGTAGGTATCATCATAGAACCAATCCCACCGCCGTTCGCGTACATCATATTCTCTGAATCTGGTGGTACATATTGATCGTGATACTGATGATAAGTTTTATCTCCGTAAGTCATTCCACCTTGTGCTAAATTTTTTATGGCAATCATTAGACCGCCGTTTTTGTAACCTTGTGCCATAGCTTCTTTTACAGCTTCACCAAACTCATAGCCTTCTTCATCCATAAGTTGTTTAACTACTTCACTGATATCTGATGGTGTGTATTCTTCGTCCATTAATAATAAGTCCTGTTGTGTGGTATTGAAACTTCGTCTCGCTCATCTTCTGGATGGCCAACGAATCCTCCTTGTCGGAATCTCATTACCGCTTGTGTCATACTATCCACCAAATCATCATGATCTCCATAAGGAAATGATGCACACTCTTCAATCACCTCTTCTGCGAACTTTTCGTCCGGCGCCCAAATTTGGCCACTCTCAAAGAGAGGGGACACAGCGTTAACTCTAGCATGTTTATCGTTACCTTTGCTAGGAGTGTAATTTATAACAGGTATACCCATTTTTCGCAACTCATATGTTAGTGGTAATCCTGAAGCTTTTGCCTCCACGATCACCGATTCTGGTTTCCAATAATCATACTGTTCTTTAGCTAGTTTACGAAGTTCTGGAAACTCTAGTCTATCCTTAATCGCATCGAGTAAAATTAAGTTCGGAGCGGCGTCATCGGATTCATGAAATACACCCCAAGTAGTTATAGCAGAATAGTCGGCAGTTTCTTTTTTTAAAAATGCAGTATCATAAGATTGTATGACATGTTCTAATCTTGGAATATAATCACGGTCCCATTTCCGCCACCATTCTCTTTTGATTAATGAACCTTCTTCAGAAGTCGGGTTTTGCATCCATTGTGCATTCCATTTACCAACGCTCAACGATGCTTTAACAGATTCTAATTCAGGAAGTTTCCAATACTCAGGCCATACAGGTTTATTACTTGGTAGTATTGCAGGAAACTCAATTATCTCCCACTGATCTGATTTTAATTCTTTTTGAGATTTTAATAACATACCTGTCAAATCTTTCATATTCCATCTAGTCATAACCACAACGATTGCTCCACCAGGTTGAAGACGTTGACGAGGACCTGATGTATACCACTCGTAAGCTCTTTCCATTGCAGTCATATTAAGTGCGTCTTGCTCAGAGTGTGGGTCATCAATTATAAGTAAGTCCGCTCCACGACCCGTTATCGCAGATCCAACACCGGCTGCATAATATTCACCGCCCTGTTCAGTTTCCCATTTACCCGCTGCTTGACTGTCCTCTCTAAGTCTTGTCTGAAATACTTGTTTATATTCTTGACTATCCATAAGTGTCTTAGCTTTACGTCCAAAGCGGATCGCGAGTTCTGTTGTGTGGGTCGTTTGGATTATTTTTAAATTAGGTCTACGTCCTACCATCCAAGAGGGTAAGAGGTAAGACGCAAACTCTGACTTAGTATGCCTCGGTGGCATATTTATAATTAGTCTTTTAATTTCGCCTTTTGCAAGTCTATTAAACTTGTCAGCAATTTCTTTGTGGTGTTTACCTTCTATAAATTCTGGCCATACATGTTTAACAAAACTCAAGAAGTCATCGTGGACTTTGGATTTGGTTTTCTTTTCAGAAAGCTTTAATGCAAGCTTTAGAAATTGTTTTTTAACATCAGGAGGTAATCTGTTTAGTTTATCTTCATCCATAAAAATTTTTTGTAAAATTTTTTTATAATATTTTTTGACACCCTTTTATTCTCATTTTGGTTTTATACCATGTCTATGTCTAAATCCAACCTTATATACTAAATTATTTTGTGACTCCTAGCAAAAAAGGGTGGTGGGGGGTTTGTTTTTATAGTTACATGCAAATCGTTAGGGACCCCTCGGCGGGGCGGGTGGGCCCGTTAGGTTACAAGTTGTATAAGTTATTGGGGTGGGCCCGCCCGCGAACAGGAATATCTGCGAGCTATGCAGTTATTGCATGGGATATTGTGGGATAGTGTATGCACATAGTGCATACACCATTAGATTGTATTAGTCTAGTAATACATAGTATTGATCGGTAAAGTATTGCTGAAACCAAGTAATACCCTTTTGCATATTGTTATAATCCTCGGTTGCCTCACAACCAATGATCGTGTCATAGATTGCAACAGCAAACGCAGGCAACTTACAAGATTGAGTAAATGTTTCATCACTAAATCTATTATGAATAGTCATCTCTTTAGTAGGATTAGCACCAAAGAAACACTTATCAAATGGTTTAGGTATTATGTAAGTTTTATTATTGTACTTTATTGTTTTCATTCTCACTCCTTTATTGTTATGGGAATTTATACCATTAATCCCTAACTGTGTCAACCCTTTTAATTGTATTCCATTTATAGTCTGGGTTGTATTCACTTGTTTCAACTACTTTCTCATAACCTCCACTTTCTCTCCTGTGTGTAATAAATGGTATGGGTATTCTCATCTCAATAGCTAAC